GCGGCGCTTGGTCGGCCGGCGTACCCGGTGATGGGGAGACGGTCAGTTTCACGATCAGCGCGATGTTCGCGCCGTACGGCTGGCTCACCTGGATTGCCCTGCTGCGCGAGTACCGCGCTGCCCGGGCGAAGCTGGACGAGGGCAGCGAAGAGCTGATGATCGTGTTCTACAACACGCGCCTGGCGCGGTGCTGGGAGCGCAAGAAGGAACAGACCAAGGCCACGGAGCTCAAGGCCCGAGCAGGCGGCTACAAGCTGGGCACGGTGCCGATGAAGGGCCTGATCCTGACCGCTGCTGTCGACACGCAGCCCGACCGCCTCGAGCTCAAGGTCGTGGCCTGGGGCGAAGGCATGGAGGATTGGATCGTTGACTACCAGGTGGTGTCGGGGGCGCCGACAGAGCAGGCAACGTGGGACTCGCTCGACGCGCTGCTGCTGGGTCGGTACCAGCACGCTAGCGGGCGCATGCTCGGCATCTCCGCCACCTTCATTGACTCGGGTGGCGCCAATACACAGGACGTCTACAACTTTACGCGCACGCGCCAGCACCGCCACATCTACGCGATCAAGGGAGCTTCGACCTACAACAAGCCGGTCCTGTCGGCCAAGCCGACGCTGGTCGACGTGAACTGGATGGGCAAGGTCATGCCGCATGGCGCCAAGCTTTGGCTGATCGGTACCGACACGGCCAAGGATTATCTGGCCAGCCGCTACCACCTGGCCGACGGCCCGGGCGCAACCCACTTCCCGGACGGCCTGCCAGATGATTACTACGACCAGCTGACCGCCGAGTACAGCATCACCGTCTTCAAGCGTGGTCGCAAAGTCACCGTGTGGGAGAAGAAGAAGAGCGCCCGCAACGAGGCTGGCGACTTGATGGTCTACAACCTGGCCGCCGCGCAGTACCTCGGCCTGCATAAGAAGACTCCCCACCAGTGGCAGCTGGTGCGCGAGAAGGTCAACCCTGTCACGTCCGACCTGTTTCACGATGCCGATCCGGAAAACCAGCCAGCCCCGGATGGGGATCAGCCCGCTACTGCAATCACGCCACTACCAACTACAACAACGCAACCAGCACACGAACCATGGAAACCGAAACCGCCCTCGACCCCATTACCCCTCCAGCGCCGGCCAGTCGGGAGGCAGTGGTGACCGCTGAGCTGCTTGACAATGCAGACCTGATTGACACCATCTTCGATTTCATCGAGCGAGAATTTCCAGAGATGCGTCAGCGTGCACCTGCGCTCAAGCAACTCGCGCGTCGTGAGTTCGCTGGCATCCTGACCTACATCCCTCGACGATCACAGTACGAACGTGACCGCATCGTCGCCGAGGTTGCTGTGCTGTTCACCGGGCGCAACGTGGCCGAAGTTGCGCGCAAACTCGGAATCAGCACACAGACGGTGTACCGAATTATCAAGAACACCGGCAGCAAAAAATAATTCTCAAGTTTTAAAGAATTAAAACAGCTATGTCGCTAACGTGGGCGACATGGCTATCTCCCAATCAGACATTGACGCACTCGACGCCGCGATCGTATCCGGCGCGCTCTCGGTCGAATTCGACGGTCGGCGCATTACCTACCAGAATACGGCGCAACTGATCGCCGCCCGGGCACATGCGGTGCAGGTCATCAGCGGTAGCGTCCGGCGCACCGTTCCTTACATCTTTGGCTTCCGCTTCACAACGAGTCGGGGCGACTGATGGCCAACTTCATTGATCGCGTCATCGGCTTCGTAAGCCCGCAGGCTGGCATCGCGCGTCACTTTGCGCGTCGCCAACTGCAGCGTGCGTACGAAGCTGCCAGCCCACGCGATACCTGGCGTCCGCGCCGGGCGGGTGCAAGCGCGAACGCCGATCACCAGGCCGATGCCAAAGCGCTACGCAGCAAGGCGCGCGCTTTGGTTCAAAACGTCCCGTACATTTGGGCTGGCATGGATGGCCTGGCGGTGGCGACAGTCGGCTCAGGCATCATCCCGCGTGCCACTGGATTAGAGAAGGAAAAGATCAACGAGCTGCTCACCGCCTGGTTCAAGGTGTGCGATGCCGATGGGCGCTTTGACTTCTTCGGGTTCGTGAAAGCCGCCTATGCGGCTATGGAGCAGGATGGTGAAGTGCTGGTGCGCAAGCGCACCCGCAGCGCTAGTTCGCGCATGGCTGTGCCGCTCCAGCTGCAGCTTCTCGAAATTGACTGGCTCGACGGTGCTCGGTCGGGCACTCTCAACGGCAATTCGATTATCAACGGCATCGAGTACGACCTGCTCGGCGCAGTCGCCGCGTACTACCTGTGGGACCAGCACCCCGGTGATGTCGCCGCCGTGCGCGGTCGGTCGCAGAGCCAACGCGTGCCGGCGAATCAGATCATCCACCTTTTCAATCCAGACCGCCCGGGGCAGGGCAGGGGCTTCACGCGCCTGGCACCAGTGATCGCGCGCGTGCGCGACCTGCAGCTTTATGAAGACGCAGAGATGGCGCGCAAAAATATGGAAACTCGGTTGTCGGTGCTGGCCAGTGGCGATATTAGCGGCGCAGAGAATCCGGCCAGCATGGGTAACGCAAGCGATGGTCAGTCTGGCGGCCATCACGACCTGGGCGAGCTGGGCGGCGGCAACATCGTTGGCATGCCGCCGGGGATGACCTTCACGGTCATTGAACCGAAGGCCGCGCCAGGCTACGTCGAGTACGTCAAGTTCCAGTTGCACCTGATCGCCGCCGGTATCGGCGTGCCGTATCACCTGCTTACCGGAGACATGAACGAGGTGAACTTCAGCAGCGCCCGAGTCCGGCTGCTGGACTTCCGTCGAGCTGTCACTCAGATGCAGTGGCTGACCCTGATCCCGAAGCTGCTGGTGCCCATCCATGACGCGTTCATCGAGCATGCGTACTTGGCTGGCCAGATCAAGTCGCGCGACAAGGCGGTCGATTTCAGTCCGCCGAAGTGGGATTACGTGAACCCCGAGGCAGATGTGAAAGCCGACCTCGCCGAGATCAGCGGTGGCCTGTCGAGCTTCAGCGAAAAGCTGCGGCAGCGCGGCTACGACCCAGAGGTCGTGTATACGGAGCTGGCGAAGGACATCGCCAGGCTGAAGGAGTTGGGCATTCTCGAAACAATGCTGTTCATGCAGCGGGGGAATATGCCGACGCCGCCCGCCGATAGTGCCGCCACATGACCCACCTGCACATGACCACGGCCGTTTCGACCATTCGCGTCTACGACGGGCCGGGTGGCTACGAGGCGCGCCGAGCGTACTTGGGGATCATCACGGTGAGCCACCTGACCGACACCACCGTGTACGTAGGCGGCGCCGTCGGGCAGATCGACCGCGCGACATACGACAGCGCACTGAACATGCTCCGCGAACTCGGTGTCACCACAGTGATGTACGAGCGGCGCGGGCGAATGAAAACCATCGAGCTGGCAGCAAAGACGTGAGCACCGAGCAACAGGCCACGATGCCATGCGCCGAAATCGACGGCATCCTCGAAACTCTCAGCAAGGCAAAATAAAAATATGGCATCGTATACGCGCACGCAGGCGGCACTAGCTGCAGTTTCCGGGGGTACTGGATACGCCAAAATAGGGCTGCTGGGCGATTCGACAATGGCCGGGGCAAAAGCGGGCACGGCCGGTGCGGCTAAACGCGCTACTAGCCCAGTCACGTTTTTACGCGACCGATTGCTCGCGACGCAATCACGGCCTGTAATTGCATCAAACTGGATCGGCGATCAACGGTTTGCTGTTACAAACTCGATTGACCCATACACGTTTGACACGCGGCTCTCACAACCTGACGGTGCGGGCTTCATCGCGACGAGCGGGGCCACACCGATATCGGTCGGCGGCAGTCTGTTGGTAAATACGGCCACAGCGAACCGCACGGGCTTCCTGCCAGAAATTCCGACGGACACCACTGACGTTTATTACGCGGTAAATACCACGCTCGGCGCGTTCTCGATCGCCCGAAATGGCGGCGGTACGGTACAGGTCAACCAAGCAGGTACGTCGGGCATGGGGAAGACCACGTATTCCAGCCCGTTAAACTCGGTCGACCCGATTTACCTAGCCCGCACTTCGGGTGGCGCGTACGTAATTGGCATGGACTCATACAACAGCGCGATCAAGTCGGTCCGTCTGTTCGGCCTTGGTTGGTCGGGTGGACGCGCTGCTGACTGGGCGGGCACGCTTACGGGGTTTGATCCGTTGAATGGCTTGCTTGCGCTTAACCTCGACCTAGTTGTCGCGCGGTTCGGCACAAACGACATTAGCAATCCTGGCGCTACAACAACCTCGACCAATGCAACTGCGTACCAAGCATCCATCAACAAAATTCTAGATGCGTTGTTGACCGCCGGCACCGACGTCATTCTCGCGACACACTACCCGATGAACACGAGCGTGACGCCGCAAGCGGTGCAAGACACCTATGCTGGCTATGTGCGCTCGATCGCCGCTACCCGAGGACTGAAAGTTCACGACACATACGCACGTGTGGGCACATGGGCCGCAGCTAACACCGACGGTAAAATGTATGACAACTTGCACCCGAATGCCGCCGGCTATCAAGACGATGCTGCGGCGCTCGCAACGCTCGTAATGGAAATCGACCCGGCAGTTGACACCACCGGGCCGGTAATGACCGGTGAGATCACGGTGTCCGCGCCTACCACGTCGGGCGCTACGCTGTCGTGCTCAGCAGCGACAGATGCAGTCGGCGTTGCCGGCTATGAATACAGCATCGATGGCGGTGCTAGCTACACCGTTATCCCGAACGCCGCCCGTTCAGTCGTGGTTTCGGGGCGACCCGCCGGCACGGCGCACGCGGTGCGCATGCGCGCCTTCGACGCGGCTGGCAACCGCGCTGCGCCGCTGTCGGCGAGCTTCACCACGTTGGCCGAGCAGCCTGCTGAGAATGCGGTCGTGGCCTCCACGGTCGCCGAGTCGCGCCGGGTCGCATTCCCGGGCGGTACCCGCGTGGTGGCGTTCGGCAGCTTCCCGAGCGCACGGGTGCCCAATGCCCCGTACCTGGAAGCTGCGCGCTGGTGGAGCGAGAAGCACCCGCTCGACGAACGGTACTGGGTGGCAGACATTACGATTGACCTGGACGAGCGCGGCACTACTGCCGTGGGCGTCGAGCCCATCGTCGCTGGCGTGACGGTCCTTCAACAGCCCGTCATCCAAGGCAAGCTGATCCTTGTGAAGCTGGGCGGGTTCAATGCAGCGACGGGTGCGGTCAACTTCTGCACGCTCCGCGTCACATGCGCGAACGGTGAGCGGTTTGACCGCACGATCGGGTTCAGGCAACCAGCCGGTGCGTGGTGGATCGACAAGGATGCCGACGACCAAAGCTATTACGTGGCCGACATCGGTAATGACCTGATCGACAGCGGCACGACTGCTACAGCGGTGAAGGCATTTCCGGTCGGTGTGGTTGAGCTCGTTCCGGCAGTGATTCAGGGTCCTTTGATACTGGTGAAATTGGGCGGGATGGACACGCTGCCCGCCGGTGTCAACTATTGTGACTTCCGCATCGACTGCGCCAATGGCGAGCGCTTCTACCGAAGTATTCAATTTAATAGGGTGGACAACTGATGATCGACGCTTCGAAGTTTCCTAGTGTGCCGGTAGTACCCATTGCTGATCTTGGTCAGCTGCCATCGGGCCGGATTGAAAGTAACACGACTGAGCGGGAGAAAACTAAGTTGGGCGCTCAAGAGAGTGAACAAAACGGTGGTCTGGCGCCGAAGCAAATGGCCCTCCAAGATGGCCGCTATTACGTTGTGACCGTCGGCAAGTAGCTGCTTGAAAATTATTCTCAGCTTTTAAAGAGTTGAGAATCGGAAATCCGCATCATGTGGATATGACGACGCCAATCAATCAGCCAACTGCAGCTCGCTCCGCTACCGATCCCCGGAACATGCCGCCACTCTCGCGTGGCGCGGAGCTAGTTCCAACCACGTTCAACGAAGCCGACAACACCATTGACGTCGTCTGGACGACAGGTGCAATGGGTCGGCGTTACGACTGGTACAACGATACCCCGTACGACGAAGAGCTGGTCGTCACGCCCGAGTCCGTTGATATGACACGCTTCGAAAAAGGAGTCGTTCAAGTCATCGACAACCACGATATCCGGGGTGGCCTCAAGTCCATCCTCGGCATCGCCATTCGCGGCAGCATTCAGAACGGCGAGGGGAGTGCAACGCTGCGTCTGTCGAATCGGCCCGAGCTCGCCGGAATCGTCGCCGACATCAAAGCCGGCATCATCCGCTCTGTCAGCTTTACTTACCGCGTTTCCAAATACGAGATCACCCGCGCCATCGACCGTACCGATGGCATCAACGTGCCGCTGTACCGCGCCGTCGCGTGGGAGCCGTACGAGATCAGTTTCGTGACCGTTCCGTTCGACGCTGGCGCAAGTTCGCGTAGCGCGCCGCAGGACGGTCACCCATGCGAATTCATTACCCGGGCGCCCGCCCTTTCCGCTCCATCCAACCAGGAAGACAACATGACCATTGCTACCCAGCCGGGCGCCCAGACTCCAGCGCCTGTCGATCCAACCCGTGCCGCTCCTGCGCCAGCCCCGGCACCAGTGTCGGCACCAGCACCCGCTGCGCCGGCCGTCACCGACGATGTCGCTTCGCGCGCTGCGCAGGATGCCGCAACTCGCTCGGCTGACATCATCGAGCTGTGCGCCCGCCACGGCGTCACCGGCCTGGCCGCCGGCCTGATCCGTGGTGGCAACTCGGTCGACCAGGCACGCACTGCCGTGCTGGACGAAATGGCCCGCAACTCGACCGCGAGCGGTGGCCACCAGAACACCCGCATCCAGCTGGTGGGCGACGTGGAGCAAACGCGCATGGCCGGCATGGAAGAAGCGATCATGCACCGCGTGTACGCTCGCACGAAGATGACCGAAAACGGCACCCAATTCCGTGGCATGAGTTTGCTCGAACTGGGGCGTGACTTCCTGGAAGCGCGTGGCGTTTCCACACGTGGAATGGATCGCATGCAGCTGGCCACGAATATGTTGAACTTCCGTTCGGCGGGCATGCACGGTACCAGCGACTTCGCAGCTCTGTTCGGCAACGTTGCCAACAAGCGCATGCGTGATGCTTACGCCGAGAACGCAGGCACGTACACGCAGTGGGCGCGCCGTGCACCAAATGCGCCCGACTTCAAGAACATCAACATCGTCCAGATGTCCGGTGCGCCAGAGCTGCTCAAGACCAATGAGCACGGCGAGTTCAAGTACGGCACGATGGTCGACGCAGGCGCGTCTTACGCTCTTGTGACGTATGGCCGCATGGTGTCGCTCACCCGCCAAGCCATCATCAACGACGACTTGCGTGCATTCGAGCGCCTGGTCTCGGCTTTCGGCGCAAGTTCGAGCCGCCTGGAAAACCGCCTGGTGTACAGCCAGCTGACGGGCAATCCAGTAATGGGCGATGGCAAGCCGCTGTTCGACGCCGCCCACAAAAACATCGGGTCGGGTGCTGGCTCTGTACTGACGCTGGAAGCACTGAAGGCCGGTCGTAAAGCCATGCGTTTGCAGAAAGGTCTGGCAGGCGAAGAGCTGAACCTGGCGCCAAACTTCCTGATCGTCCCTGCCTCGCTTGAGCAGGATGCGTACGCTTTGACCAGCGCGAACTATGTGCCGGCCAAGCAAAGTGACATCAATGAATTCCGCAGCGGCGGCCGCACCGCCGTTGAGCCGATCGTCGAACCAGTTCTGGACGCCATGAGCGAAACGGCATGGTTCCTCGCCAGCAGCAACAGCCAGGTCGATACCGTCGAGTACTGCTATCTGGACGGTGCAGAAGGCCCGGTCATCGAAAGTCAGAATGGTTTCGAGGTCGACGGTGTGACCTGGAAGTGCCGCCTGGACTTCGCGGCCAAGGCCGTTGACCACCGTGGCCTGTACGAAGGCGTCGGCAAGTAAGCCGTTGCTGTCAGCCCATCCATCCATCACAGGAATCGAACATGAAGAATTTCATCCAGAGCGGTTGTACCTTGACCGTCATTGCCCCAGCCAACTTGCTGGGTGGCCAAGCCGTGCTGGTCGGCGCGATCTTTGGCGTTGCCTGCGGCGACGCTGTGCAGGGTGCAGAGGTCGAGGTCAACCGCCTCGGTGTCTACGCGTTGGCAGCTGTTACCGCTGACACCCTCGCTGCTGGCGACAAGGTCTACTGGGACAACACGGCGCGCCGTGCAACCAAGGTTGCCACCAACAACGTTCTGATCGGTGCAGCCGCAGCAATCAAGTCGGGCACCGAAGCCACCGCGACCGTGCTGCTCGACGGCGTCATTCGCTAACCGCCGCGCATGCTCTTCGCCAACCTTCAGCTGGCCGCGAACAGCGCCGTCCTGAATCACCTGGCTAATAAGCAGGTGACGATCGGCGGCGCGCTTGTGCCTGGCATCTTCCGCAACTTGGCCAGCGAAGCGCAGCTGGGCATGGGCGTGGCGTCCAGCAGCCCGGTCGTCACCGTCGCGGACAGCGCGGTCATGGCCGAACCGGTTGGCAAGCAGATCACGATCGACGCTGTGCGCTACGAGATCCTCACCGCCGATCCGGACAACACCGGCCTGACCATTCTCACGCTGACCGTGGCTGCATGAGAACTGCCTTTGCAAACATCGTCAGCGCCGTCATCGCGGCACTGGAGGCGCAGCCGCCCGTATGCAGCGCGATCTACCGCGCACGTGCCATGGCTGTGCCCGACCAGGACAAGCTGGCGATCAGCGTGCAGTGGGACCAGTCGGTTCCGACTGGCGGCACCATCAACGGAGCGCCCATCGACTGGACGACCCGTCTCACCGTCGAATGCTATGCGAGCGGCACGAGCGAGAGCGGCGACCTCGCGGTCGACCCGTTGTTCAAAGCCGTGTTTGAGCGCTTGGCCGCCAACTCGACGCTGGATGGCGTCGTGACCGATCTGCAGGTGATCGGCGTTGAAGCCGAAAACACGACAGATGGAAAGAAAACCGGGTGGGTTCGACTCACCTACACCGCAGATCACCGCACCAGCAACTTCACATTGAGCTGACATGAATATCGAGAAGACCCCAATCGCGCTGCCCGATGCACGCGAAATCCCGCAGCCACCTGGCGGCGGTTCCTGGACGTTTGATCAGGATCGTTGGGAGTGGATCTCCAACGATCCTGTTCCAGTCCCTGCCGACGAAACCCCAGCTGCAGCCGTCGATTACGACGGTTCGGCCAACCAGGAGTAAGCGATGCCACGCCTGATCAAGAACACCATCGTCACCGCCAAAGTGCAGACGACCGCCGGCGCAGATGCGGCGCCAACCGGTGCGGCCAATGCCGTGCTCATGTCGGAAGGCAGCATCACGCCGCTCGACGCGCAGGCTATCGACCGCTCGCTGATCCGTGGCTACTTCGGTGGTAGCGAGCAGCTCGTCGGCCCGGCCAGCGTCAAGCTGACCTACGCGGTCGAGCTGGCTGGTTCCGGCGTGGCCGGCACTGCGCCGGCCTGGGGCCAGCTGCTGCAAGGTTGCGCCGTTGCCGAAGGCATGCTGACCACCCCGGCACGTGTGGAATACACCCCAGTGTCCACGTCGCTCAAGATGCTTACCCAGTACTACTACGACGATGGCGCGCTGCACAAGCTGCTGGACTCGATGGGTAACTGCACCCTGTCTGCGAAGGTGGGCGAACGCCCAATGCTGCGCTTCGAATGGACTGGCCTGGACGGCGGCATCGCGGTGGCGCCAAACGCTACCGGCGTCTTCACGCCGTGGAAGAAGCCTGTCGCCATGACCAAGGCAAACGTCATCGACATTACGCTGGGCGGCACGTACGCTGCCGGCGCGCTCAGTGGCGGCACCGTCTACAACAGCACCGGCCTCGAATTGAACTTCGGCAACGTGGTGAACTTCAGCGCGATGCTCAGCACCGAGACCGTCGATATCTCGGACCGCCAGTCGACTGCAACGCTTGAGCTGGAACTGACGGCGGCGCAGGAGGTCGCAATGATGGCGTCGGTCAAGGCCAACGAGACGCAGGCATTGGGCTTCACCATCGGCACCGCTGCCGGCAACAAGGTACTCGTCTTCGCACCCGCCGCCCAGTTGACCAACCCGCGCAAATCGGAACTGAACGGCAAGCGCCTGATCGGCTTCGACGTTCGCCTGGTCCCGGTCAACGGCAACGACGAGTGGCGCATCGTCGTCCTGTAACGAACACCCTCACATTTACAACTGAAAGGAAACGCCATGGCGTTCAAACTCGTACGACTGAACAAGCTCCCTGTCCGCGTCAAGGGCGCGCTGCCAGGCGAAGACGGCAAGCCTGTCGCCTTCGACTTCACCCTGCACTGCAAGCGCCTTACCCAGGCTGAAATCGACAGCGTCATGAAAGACAAGCAGGGCGAGGTCAAGGGCTTCGTACAAAACGTCGCTGAAGGCTGGGATGGTGTCTTGGATGCGAGCGGCGAGGCAGTTCCTTTCGCCCGCGAGCAACTCGACCAGATGATCGATAACGCTGGATTGCCGATGCTGATCATGCACGCATACCTCGAACAGGTATCGGCCACAGCAAAAAACTGACGGAGGTCGTGCGCCTGATGGCGCGCGGCCAAATCGAGTTTGGCACCGATGCTCCAGCTGAACACGATCACGTCAACGAAGCGCTCGCCGCCATGGGCCTTTGCGCCGAGGGCGGCATAGCCCTGCAGGAAGATGAGTACTGGCTTTGGCCGGAGAACGACGAAGCCTTCTCGATGTGGCTCTCGGTGCAAACCCAGTGGAGTGCTGGGATGGGTGGGGCGACAGGCTTGAACTATCCCGGTGTGGAAACATGTCTCCGACTCCGGGGGCTGAAGAAGAAGGCGCAGCAGAAGCTCTTTCTGCTGATTCAAATGATGGAGCGCGCGTGCTTGGAAGAGTGGGCGCGTAAGAGAAACAGCTAGGAAAGAACTCATGACCTCCCCACGCGCACTCATTGAAATGGTTGTCGACGGCGCTGCTGAAAGCCGTCGGCGCGTGGAGAGCGTTGCTGATGCGCTGCGCCAGATGAACGGTCAGTCGCTTCAAAACATCTCGAACCAGATGAACTCGCTGAACGACCGGTTTACCGGTCTGCAGTCGACCATCGGTAATGTCACGTCGTTCGCAATCGCTGGTGTATCGCTGGCTACCCTCGGCAGTAAGGTGGTCGGCGTCCTTGATTCAATGGGCGAGCTGGACGATCTGTCACAGAAGATCGGTACCAGTGTCGAAAGCCTATCGCGCATCCAGCGAGTGGCCAAAACGTTCGGCGTGGACTTTGCCGGAACTGTCGATCCCGCTATGGTGAAACTGGCGCGCAACCTCACGACCGTCGACGACAAGTCGAGCAGGACTTCCAAAGCACTGGCGGCCATTGGCGTATCAGCTAAAGACAGCGCCGGTAAGCTGCGGGACCCTGGCGAAGTCATGATCGAAGTTGCAAAAAACCTCGCGCAGTACGAAGACGGTGCGGGAAAGGCCGCTGTCGTAACTGACCTGTTTGGAAAATCGGGCGCAGACCTTCTGCCATTCTTGAATGACTTGGCCGACAACGTCGATAAATTTTCCAGCGTCACCCCAGAGGCGGTTAAGCAAGCAACTGACTTGCAGGATAAGTTCGGGATGCTGAGCCAGCGCACGGATCAAGCCTTCACGTCGATCGTAACGGCAGCGCTGCCAGCGCTGACCGGGCTGTCGGAAGGATTCAGTGACGTACTGGAAGCTGAGAGTGGCCTGATCAATAACGGCGAAATTGCGGAGTGGGCTGGCATGGCCGCAATGGGAATCGCCCGAGTAGCGGATGTGGCTGTGCTGGCAGTTCGTGGATTTTCGGCGATCTCAAGTAGCTTGGGAGTGATCACCTCCGATCTTGAGGTCCTATGGACAGCCTCGCCTGCGAACATGGGCCTTACCTTGGCTAAAGGTGGATCGCCCCTTGCTGACCTGAAAAAAGTGGTTGCCGAGCGAAATCAAGTTTTGGAGGCTGCTAATGCAAAGTGGGCAGCGTTCTACAACGCTGACGGCAATATGTTTGAACAGGCAGTTAAAAAAAGACTGTCTGCGAAAGTTGATGATGCAAAGCCGCCGGCGGACGAAAAGCCGAAAGATAAAGATCTCAATGGCTATAAGCCAGGTAGTGACGCGGCAGACAAAGATGCAGAGAAGCAGGCCAATGCCTATCAGAATCTGACGAAGGCCATTCAGGCAAAAATAGTTCAAGCCAATCTCGAACTCAGTGCCGGCGCCCCCTTGCTCGCGAGCCAGCAAGAGCAGCTTAGCTTAACCGAACAATTGGCTGAAATGAAAGGAAAGCTTACCCCTATTCAATATGCTTATTTGGAAAGCCAGGCCAAAGAACTCGTCACGAAACTGGAGGTGATCGAATCGAACAAGCGTGCGGCAGAAGGATTGGAGTCATACACGAAGCTCCGCGTCGCATACGAAACGAGCGCCGCGAAGGCGGTCGAGAATGCGCAGACCGAGGCTGAGCGTAACGAGCAGCTCGCGCTTTCGTTCGGGAGAACCACTGGGCAAATCGCTGCACTTGAATTAGCGCGGTTGGAAGAACAGCTTGCACAACGTTCGTCTGCTGGTTTGACCCTAAACGAAATCGAGAATCTTGAGAAGCTGATTGCTGCAAAGAAACGTAGTTCAACCGCGCTTGGTAAGATCGATGGCTTTGAAGCCAGCAAGAAATCGATCGAAGAACTTGACGCGTTCCTCGACCCTGCCAAGGCGCAGTCTTTCGGCGAGGCGCTCCGCGAATCGCTTGGTGGTGCTGGCACAGCGTTGTCTGCGCTGACCTCGACGCTCGACGGCTTCGGCAAACGGCAGGCAGAGATCGACAAGCACCGCGCAACGGCGGAGCGCGAGCGATTGATTGGCGCCATGAGCGAACAGAAGTACATCTCCGATATCGCGCGCCTCAACGAGATGGAAACCAAGAATCGCCTGTCCGGGTACGGCGACATGGCGGGCGCAGCGTCTGGCTTCTTCGGCGAGCAGAGCCGTGGGTACCAGGCGTTGATGACGGTGTCGAAGGTCTTCCACGCAGCCGAACTGGCGATGACGATGGCCGAGCTGGTGCCGAAGGGCATCGCTGCGGTGCTGAATCAGGGCACGGGCGACCCGTACAGCGCGTTCGGGCGTATGGCCGCTATGGCCGCTGTCGTCGCTGGTCTGGGCGTGGCCATCGGTGGCGTGTCTGGCAGCAACGTGAGTCTGTCCGAGTCCCGCCAGAAAGAGCAGGGCACCGGCACCGTGCTGGGCTCGGACGCAAAGTCGGGCTCGATCGCCCGGGCACTGGCCGAGATCGAACAGTCGTCACAGGGCACCCTCGGCGTGAACAACGACATGCTGATCTCGCTGCGAAACATTGAGTCGGGCATCGGCCAGTTCGCATCGCTGCTCGTGCGCACGACGGGCGTGACTGGCGAATTCGGCAAGGACATGAACAAAGGCGCGTTCGACTCGAAGGCGATTGGTATTGGAGGTGCTGCAGCTGGTGGTATCGGCGGTGCAATGGCTGGTGCCTACGTCGGAATGGGGACTAGTCAGATCGGCTTGCTGCTTGGCGGTCCTATCGGTATGGCTCTGGGCGCCGTGCTGGGTGCTGTCATCGGCAAGACCGTCATCGGCAAGGCACTGGGCAGCGTCTTCGGTGGCAAGCAGACTGTCGAAGACACCGGCTTCACCCTGGGCAAGTCGAGCTACGGCAACATTCTGAAGGATGGCGTCAACGCGTCCCAGTATGCCGACGTCAAGAAAGACGGCGGCTGGTTCCGCAGCGACAAGAACAGCACGCAGATGGAAGGGCTGGGCGCTGAGGGAAATCGCCAGATCGCCAGCGTGCTGACGTCGCTGTACGACACCGTGTTCAAAGCCGGCACCATTCTTGGACTTGGTGCCGACAGCTTCAATGCGCAGCTCAGCAGCTTCGTCGTGGACATCGGCAAGGTCAGTCTCAAAGGCTTGTCGGATGACGAGATCCAGGAAGAGCTCCAGGCGGTGTTCTCCAAGGTTGGGGACAACCTCGCAGCATCTGGCGTGGCTGGCCTGGAGACGTTCCAGAAAGTAGGCGAGGGTTATCTCGAAACCCTCGCCCGAGTCGCTTCGAACTACCAGAGCCTGGATGCCATCATGGCGTCTATCGGGTCCACGGTCGGTGCGGCGGGTGTCGCCAGCGTGCCGGCGCGCGAGCGCTTGATCGACATGTCTGGCGGCATCAGCGCGCTGGCCAGCCAGGTAAGCTCGTTTGCCGACAACTTCCTGACCGAGGCCGAGCGCCTGGCGCCAGTGCAAAAGTTCGTTAGCGATCAGCTCGCCAGCATCGGCATGGCTTGGGTCGACAACAGTGTCGAATTCAAGAATGCCGCACTGGGCATCGACAAGACCACCGAGGCGGGAGCCAAGCAGTTCACCGTCATGATGAGCCTGGCCGACGCATTCGCCAAGGTGTACCCGGCGGCCAAGGATCTGAGCATGTCGATGCAGGAAATTGCTGACGAGCGCAGCACTCTGCAGGACAAGATTGACGAACTGTCGATGACACGCGAGCAGCTGCTGGCCAAAGAGCGCTCGGCCTTGCATGGAACCAACCGCCCGCTGTGGGACCGGGTTCAGGGCTTGCAGGCCGAAGCGGCAGCGCAAGAGAAGCGGGCGCAGGAACGCACCACGTTGCAGGAGCAGCTCGACCAGCTGACGATGACGCGCGAGCAGCTGCTGGCGCGCGAACGTGCCGCACTGGACGAAGGCAATCGCCCATTGTGGGATCGCATCAAGGCGCTTGAGGCAGAGACCCTTGCAGCGCAGTCGGCGAAAGATGCAGCGGCAGGGCTGCTGGGCGGCGTTGACAGTGCGTTTGCCGTGCTCGAGCGTGTTGTCGATCGCGAGCGTACTGTGCTGCAAACACAGATCGCCAGCCATACCGACGCGGCGAATAAGCTGCGCACGGTGTCTGACAGCCTTCGCAGCACGATCAGCAGCATGTCGGCACCGGAAGATGCTGCTGTGTCGCGCACGCGCGCTCAGAGCGATCTACGCAGCTTCCTAGCGATTGCACGCACCGGCGGCGTTTTCCCTGATTCGACGAAGCTGCAAGCGACGCTTGGCGCGCTGTCAGCCGACGCGAGCTCGCAGTTCGAAAGCTTTGCCGACTACCAGAGAGATTTCTATTCGACCCGCAATGACATGTCGGATTTGGCCGCACTGTCCGATGCAGCACTGTCCACGGAAGAGCGCGCCTTGGAAACGCTACAGGAGCAACTGGATGCGTATGACGCGATGCTCAAGCACGAACAGGAGCAGATCGACATTCTCAAGGGGCAGAGCACGACGGGCTTGTCGATCTTGGACGCTGTTCGGGCGCTCCGAGGAGCAGTGCTTGCCGCGCAAAGCAATCCTGTGGTCGCAGCAGGATCGGCCATCAATTCGGCATATCAGACACACCTGGGCCGCGCACCGGATGCCGCCGGCTTCGAATGGTGGAACAACGCGGCGGCCAGCGGGACGCCGGTATCGCAGATTGTCAGTGGCATCGCCAGCTCGACCGAAGCCGATCTCAACAAGTTGTACGAGAGTGTGCTTGGCCGAAAGCCGGATGCCGAGGGACTTGCGTTCTGGATGAAGGCTTACGGCTCAACGATGGATGCAGCTGAGACTGCTGACTTCGTCAAGGCAGCTCAAACAACTGATGAGTACAAGAAGCTCAACGGCATCCCGGGCTTCGCGGCAGGCGGTGACCATTCGGGTGGCTGGCGGATCGTTGGCGAGAACGGTCCGGAGTTGGAAGCCACAGGTGCTGCACGGATTTTCAACGCGCAACAGACTCGCAACCTGATGGGGCAACTTTCGAGCCCGAGCGAAGGCAATGCCGTCCTGGTTGCCGAGCTGCGCGCCGTGCGCGCCGAGCTGGAGTTGCTGCGTACGGAAAACAGCGCCGAGAACGCGGCGATCGCGAAAGGCGCACAGGCCACCGCCAGCCACCTGGATGCAGCTATCAACGGCGATACGCCATTTGCAACGAAGGTTATTAAAGAAGTGGTTCCAGCATGATCGTCGCAGACCCTGTAACAATGGGCGTGGTGACCTGCTCCCGCGCCGCTCCGGCCCCGTACTACGACCGTAATGGCGTGCAGCAGATGGCGCCGCCAAACACGCTTCGGGTTACCTACGATCCGAACGACCTGAGCAAGGCACCTTACGTCCTGCTCGATGCAGGTGAGGTGATCGGGCCCGGTGCGGGCGTCGTGTATTGCAACGTCCCGATTGCCGAACCCGCCCATAGCCTGACGGCCACCTATGCGAAAGACACGTTCGTTCATGAGCCGGCATCGCAGAAAGTATACCAGTCGCTCATTGCCAACAACCTCGGCAAGGCGCTGACGGATACAGCGGCGTGGACCCCGCGTGGCGTGACGAACCGCCGCAAGATGCTCGACGAATACAACAACACGCAAACTGAGTTTGCAGACGAGATCCTGTTGGTCGTGGCGCCAGAGACGATTTGCCAGGCTGTTTACCTGGGCAATCTGCTGGGCGACGAAGTGCGCATCAGCGTGGTCGACCAAGTCGAGGGGCTTGTGTACAGCGAGACTGACGAGCTGATCGAATCCACGTCCGGCAGTTCATTCTTCAACTGGTTCTTCAAGCCCACAAGGCGCAAGGATTATTTCGGCACGTTGAAGCTTCCGGTGTACGCGAACCCGCTGATTACGATCTGCATCCGCAGGATTGGCGGCACTGCTAAATGCGGGATGGCTGCAGTGGGACCGGTCGATGAGTTCGGCCCGACATTGCTCGGACTTGCAATGGAGGGGAAAGACTATTCCAGCACTACATTCAATTTCGACGGGACCAGTAGCACCGTGTTTCGTCCCTACGCAAAACGCATGTCGTTCGATGTGAAGGTTGATAACGACCAGATCGATTATTTGCAGGCTAGGCTTTTCGAGCGTCGTCAGAAAATGCAAATCTGGTTTGCAGGGCCGTACGGCGGCACGATCGTGGCCGGTCGCTACGGCAGCTTCAAAACAGTTATTCAATATCAACGGCAATCACTAATGAGTTTCTCAGTTGAAGGGGCAGTTTAAATGGCGGGTATTACTACATTCCTTGACGAATCGAAGATGCCAAATCGGTCGCAGGAACAAAAGGTATTTGACAACTTGGTTGCGTTTATTTTCCAGAACTTCCCGACTTGGGGGAGGGAGGTCAATGAGTCTTTAGCAGCATTTAACGCGGCCCTCGCTGGCGGGGCATACGCGCTGCCATATGTATTCGATTCCGCGACTACCGATTCCGATCCAGGTGCTGGCAAGCTGCGGCTGTCGAACGCAACGCAGAACGCTGCGACTGTGATGCGTCTGGACCTGACTGCTGGCGGCCAAGATTACACCACGCTACTGGACACCATGGACGCGTCGAACAGCGTTACTAAGGGGACGATCCGGTTAGTGAAGCAGGGGGATATGAACAAGTGGATGACGTTCGACGTCACCGCGCGCGCTGCACCAGCGGGTTACCGCAATCTCACTGTAGTTTGTTCGGGCAGCAGCTCGTCCAGCCCTTTTGCCGCGAGCGATCCATTGATGTTGTTTTTCCAGAGGAACGGTGATCGCGGCCAGCCAGGTGCAAATGGCGTTCTTGCTCTAGCCACCGCAACAATAACAACCCCAGTATTGAACATTGACTTTCCGAATATATTCACTTCAGATTTCGATAAATATACAATTGAAATCCAAGGCATTTCATTTAATGATTATGCGCAGCTTAACATAGCTCTTGCATATGGCGGTGTCGTTTCAAATACTGGCGATTGCTACTATGCAGCCATTGGTAACCAAGTTAGTGCAAATAGCTTAAACTTTGGTATTGCCATCATGTCTGCAAACGGAAAAGCCAATTTGACGATCGAAGTAAAAAATGTGAATGGTAATGGACCAAAAGGTGTTAGTGCGAAGGGAATGTTTTTTAACAGCCCAAATTATTCGGCGAGCGCTGGTGAAGGCGTGCAAGCGCGAACAGCTTCTGCAACTGGGTTCCGTATTTATTCTCCACAATCGGCATCTATCACGAGCGCCACAGTTCGAGTATTTGGCCATAGGAATTCATAATGACTATTCAAGTAATGGTAGACGGCCTCGTCCGCGATGCCACCCCCGACGAGCTGGCCGATATCAAATCGCGCGTCGTAGCAACTGGTAAGTCGCCAGTCCCCAAGCAGATTTCATCAGGTCAAGGCCGCGAGGCGCTATACAACGTTGGATTATTTGCCAATGTCCAGCCCGCAATCAATGCGATCGAAGACCCGGACACGAAATGGCGCGTTCAGAACGCATGGGACTACCGCCCGACGTGGGAGAGACAGTCGCCGTTTGTGGAAATGATGGCCGGCATCTTGGGCTTGAGCGAGGAGCAGGCCGATCAGCTGTTCACCTCAGCAGCTGGATTGTGACGGGCTCAGTATGTCGACGGGCACAAATGCGTCACAAGGTTCTAGATTTTCTCAGTCTTTAAAGAACTGTTGAGGTGATGTCGAGACACTGGTGTTTTCCGGTGGCTCTCATGTCTGCCGGCATCACGTCAAAAGGCAGCAATGAGCATCAGCAAGACCACCCCGCCGGAAGTCGGCAGCTACGCCGGCGCAGCAGTAACTGTTGCCACCTCCCTGACCCTCACGGAGGTCGGCGTCATCGTCGGCATCCTCACCGCGCTGCTGACCTTCCTGCTGAACGCCTGGTACACGCACCAACGCAACTCGCGCGAGGACCGGCTGGCCGAGCTGGAGTGCCACGAACGGGAAGTGCGCCTGGCGCAGTTCCTCGCGCAGCTGCAGGCCCCCGAAGCAAAACCGCATTTGCCGATACAGGAAAAACCATGAATTTCATCGACGACGCACGCGCGCAATTCCCGAAACTCTGGTCGGTACGCTTCGCGCTGCTGGCCGCCTTCGCCTCGGCCATTGAGGCCGGCATGCACATGTACGCCAGCGGCACCGCGCCGATCCTGGTGGTAGCCGCTGGCCTGACCTCACTCGGCGCCGCGATCGCGCGCGTGGTGGCACAACCGTCGGTGACCGGCAATGGTTAAGGGCGCGCCAACCCAGCGGCGAGGCCTGGTCGCACTGGTCGGCGCCGTGGCCGCGACGGCGCTGCTCAGCTTCACGCCCGCGTTCGAAGGCACGGAGCTGTCCACCTACCGCGACATAGGCGGCGTGCTCACGTACTGCACTGGCGCCACCGAGAACGCGGCCTGGGGCAAAACGTACACGCCCGCGCAGTGCCGCGCCCAGCTCGACCGCGACCTCGAGCGGCACGCCTCCGGCATCGCCATGTGCATCCCGCTCGCGCGCCTGACCGATGGCCAGAAGGTGGCCTTCGTCGATGTTGCCTATAACGTGGGTGTCAGTGCGTTCTGCGGCTCAAGCATGGCGCGGCGTACGAACGCACGCGACATGGTCGGCGCCTGCAATGCGCTGCTCATGTGGAACAAGGTCGGCGGCAAGGAAGTGCGCGGACTCACGCGCCGGCGCCAGGCCGAGCGCGAGCTGTGCTTGAAAGGGCTGTCATGAAATTGCGACTGATGGAAGAGCTCGTGATGTTCCATTGCCCCGGCTGCAACGAAGATCATGCGATTACGGTACGTGCGAGCGATATCCCGGGGCCGGTGTGGTCATTCAACGGTGACGCGGCGCGACCGACGTTCTCGCCCTCGATCCTGGTGAGCGCGCCGCTGTGGGAGCCGCCGGTCAACGCCAGCAACTGGGCAGCGTGGAGCCGGGCGCCGTGGGAGCAAAAGCAGGTAGACCACATCTGCCACAGCTTCGTGACCGACGGGCGCATTCAGTTCCTCAGCGACTGCACGCACGCGCTGGCCGGCCAGACGGTTGAGTTGCCTGATTGGGGGCAGTCGTGATCCCGGTCCAATACCGCGCGTTGGCGGCTGGCGTGGGCCTGCTGCTGGCAGTAGCCCTGGCCGGCGCTGCCGGCTGGTTCACGAATGGCTGGCGGCACGACACCGAGATCGCCGAGCTGCAGCGCGCGCACGCGGAAACCATGCGCAGCCAGTCGGAGCTGGCGCTGACCACGCTGCAGGCCGACGCCGCGCGCATCACCACGGCGGCCACCGAGTTCGCCACCATTCAATCCACCCTGGCGCCGCGCATGTCGGCGCTCACCAAGGAGCTGCGCAATGCGAAACCTCTGCCTGCTGGTTGTGTGCCTGACGCTGACCGCGTGCGCAACCTCGACGCCGCAATCGAAGCCGCCAACAAAAGCATCCCTCGATAGCGCGCTGGCCGCACCGTGCCCGGTGATCGAGCGGCCTGGTGCCGACGACTACGACGCGTGGCAGGTCTGGGCGATCGAGCTGCTGCACCAGTACGCTACATGCGCGGCGCGCCACGCGAAGACAGTGCAGGCCTGGCCGAAGTAGGGGATGCTAGCTCTCGATCTCGCCAGCGACGCGGGTGATGGCCCGGCGGGTAGCGGCGCCGGCGTCGTCGCCGTGCGGCTCGTTTGCCAATTTCCGATCGGAAGTCATCGCTGAGGTGTCGTGCTCATGTATGTAAATCTCAAGTCGAAGTCGCACGGCCAGGTCGAGCGCGTCACCGTTGAACATGAGCGGGTTCCAGCTGTGTACGACCGAGCCGTCGGCGAAGTGCAAGTTGACGTAGCCTTCGCCGACGACCACAGCAAAGCGCACCGCGCCGATCGCGTGCGCCGCACGCTGCAGCAGTATCAGGTCGGACTCCGGAACATCCACCCTGGGCTGCCCTGGCAGCTCTTCCATGTCGCCATCGATCTCGTAGTCCATCATCGTCCTTAGTCAGGTTTGATCGGTGCAGCCCCGCGGCGTCGCTGCCCTCCATCACTTAGAACGCGCTGCACCACGTGCAAAGGCGTCGTCGGCTGGAGAACGCGCAAGCCAACATCGAGGCCGAACACGGCCGCAACA